CACGCATGTATGGTCCCGAAGAAAAAGCCAAATTGGAACGTTTAATCAATGAAGGCAGTACCGTTTTAAGAGAAATTGAGGACTTGAAGGAAGGACTTAAAGAAACTGTTAAGGCAGTAGCAGAAGAATTAGAAATTAAACCTAGTATCATTAATAAAGCAATTACCATTGCCCATAAAGACAATTGGAAAGAACATGAATCTGCTTGGGAAGATGTAGAAATGATTTTAGGCGTAACTAACAGATTACCTAAATGAATGATATATTAACAGGTATATTTGGGTGGATCAAGGATGATTGGAATAGTCATAAGTTCCGTTTTATTGTTGAGTTGCTTGCTTGGGCTGTTAGCATTGGGTGTAGTATTACTATGGCAATCACCGTCCCAAATCCCCCTTTACTTGCGTTGTATCCTGTTTGGATTTCTGGGTGCGCTATGTATGCTTGGGCTGCATGGACTAGGCGTAGCTTTGGTATGTTGGCTAACTACATCTTGCTAACAACCATAGATACTATAGGCCTAATCAGGATGTTAATAAATAACTAAGAGTAAGGTACAGTCAGCCATAAATGACTAGTTGGTATTTGTCAGCCGCAAATGACATGGAGATAAAATTTGTACGTAGACGCTTATTTTGATAAGTCCTCTGACCTTATTAAAGTAGTAGAACGTGACAGCGATGGAAATCGAATCTTTAAAGATTTTCCAGTACGCTACACTTTCTATTACGAGGATCCAAGAGGCAAATTTACTGGTATTTACGGAGATCCGCTGAGCCGGATTGTTTGTAAAAATACCAAAGACTTTCACAAAGAACTTAAGATTAATAACAGCAAACGGCTGTATGAATCTGACATCAACCCAATTGTCGCTTGTTTAAGCGAGAATTATCTAAACCAAGACGCACCGAAACTCAATGTAGCTTTTTGGGATATTGAGGTAGACTTCGATCCAGAACGTGGTTACGCATCGCCTGAAGATGCGTTTATGCCAATTACTGCTATCGCTGTCTACCTACAATGGCTCGACACACTTGTTTGTCTTGCTATCCCTCCAAAAGGTATGTCTATTGAGCAAGCAGAAGAACTTGTAAAAGATTTTCCAAATACACACATCTTCGATAACGAAGCTGATTTATTAGACACATTTCTAAACTTAATTGGAGATGCTGATGTACTAAGTGGCTGGAACAGCGAAGGCTTCGATATGCCATATACTGTTAACCGTATTACTAAAGTACTCAGCAAAGACGATACACGCAGATTGTGTTTGTTTGACCAGTATCCTAAAAAGAGAGAATACGAAAAATATGGAAAAACGGCTACTACTTATGACTTGGTTGGTCGCGTTCATTTGGACAGTCTCGAGTTGTACCGCAAGTACACCTATGAAGAACGCCACACATATCGACTGGACGCAATCGGAGAAATGGAAGTAGGCGAATCTAAAACTGTTTATGAAGGAACACTTGATGCGTTATATAACAATGACTTTAAAAAGTTTGTTGAATATAACAGGCAAGACTGTGCTTTGCTTAACAAATTAGATCGCAAACTAAAGTTTATTGACCTTGCTAACACACTGGCACATGAAAACACAGTTCTAATTCAAACAACAATGGGCGCTGTGGCTGTGACTGAACAAGCTATTATTAACGAAGCACACCGTCGTGGATTCCAAGTTCCTAACAAAGTTCGCAAGAACGACAGCGAGGAAAACGAAGGAGCCGCAGGTGCGTATGTTGCGTATCCTAAAGAAGGATTACACGACTGGATCGGATCGCTTGATATTAACTCACTGTATCCATCGGCTATTCGTGCGCTTAACATGGGTCCTGAAACTATTGTTGGCCAATTACGTCAAGACATGACAGAGAACTATATCCAAGGTCAAGTTGCTAAAGGTAAATCTTTTGCGGCTGCTTGGGAAGGTGTGTTCGGTTCATTAGAATACACATCTGTAATGAACAAAGAGATTGGCACAGAGATTACTATCGACTGGGAAGATGGGCGCAATGATGTGCTAAGTGCCGCAGAAGTATATAGACTTATCTTTGAAAGTCATCAAAGTTTAATGATTAGTGCTAACGGCACAATCTTTACTTATGAGAAAGAAGGTATTATTCCTGGACTGTTAAAGCGTTGGTATGCTGAACGTAAAGAGATGCAGGCCAAGCTGAAAGAAGCAATCAAAGCAGGTAACAAGATTGAAGAAGAATACTGGGACAAACGTCAGCTGGTTAAGAAAATTAACTTGAACAGTTTGTATGGTGCTATTCTTAACCCGCATTGTCGTTTCTATGATAAACGTATTGGTCAGTCCACTACACTAACCGGTCGTCAGATTGTTAAGCATATGGCTGGTAAGGTCAATGAGATTATTACTGGAGAATATGACTACAGAGGTAAAGCTGTTATCTACGGTGATACCGACTCGTGTTATTTTAGTGCTTACAGAACTCTACAGAAAGATATCGACAAAGGTGTTATTCCATGGAGTAAGGAAACTGTTATTCAACTGTATGACCAAATTGGTGAAGAAGTTAATAGCACGTTCCCTAAGTTTATGGAAGAAACTTTCCATTGCCCACGTACTCGCGGCGAAGTTATTAAAGCTGGTCGAGAGATTGTTGCTATTAAAGGCTTGTTTATTACCAAGAAGCGTTATGCTGTGCTTTACTTTGATAAAGAAGGAAAGCGTACTGACGTGGATGGTAAACCAGGTAAGATTAAAGCTATGGGCTTGGATCTTAAACGTTCAGATACTCCTGAATTTATTCAAAACTTCTTGAGTAATATTCTTGAACGTGTTCTAACCGGCGCACAAGAACAAGAAGTACTAGACTACATTAGTGAGTTTAGAACTGAATTCAAAGTAAGACCAGGTTGGGAAAAGGGTAGTCCGAAACGTGCTAACAACATTACGGAATACCAAAACGAAGAAGCAAGAAAAGGAAAGGCTAATATGCCTGGACACGTTCGAGCAAGTATTAACTGGAATACGTTAAAGCGTATGTACAGTGACAAGTACTCAATGGGCATTACCGACGGGGCAAAAGTTATCGTTTGTAAGCTCAAAGAAAACCCACTTGGTTTTACCAGTGTTGCTTACCCCGTTGACGAACTACGTTTGCCTCAATGGTTTAAAGACTTACCGTTCAATCACGATGAAATGGAAAGTACCATTATTGATAACAAACTAGAAAACTTAATTGGGGTTCTAAACTGGGATATCAGGTCAACCGAACAAACAAATACCTTTAATAAATTGTTTGACTTTTAACAAAAACCTAAATATAATATAACTAATCTTAAGGAAAAAACATGAAAGACATTTTACAAGACATCGTAGCACATACACATGCTCTAGGATTCCTTCCTATCGTTAAAGTTAGCGGTTCGTCTAACGAAACAGTAATCGAATCAATGGCAGAAGACCGTTCTGTTATTGTTAACGCAAAAACTAAAACTCCTGTTGATGAATTCGAAGGCGTTTTTGGTATGCCTAACTTAGACAAACTTAACACACATTTGAAGTGTCCAGAGTATAAGGAAAATGCTAAGATTGAAGTTGTACGTCAACAACGCAATGGAGTTGAGATCCCTACAACAATTCACTTTGAAAACGCCGCTGGTGACTTTGTTAACGACTATCGTTTTATGAACACAGAAATCATTAACGAAAAGTTAAAGTCAGTTAAGTTCAAAGGCGCTACATGGGATATTGAATTCCAACCAGCAGTTGCTAGTATTCAGCGTTTGAAGTTTCAAAGCCAAGCACACAGCGAAGAGCCAACCTTCCAAGTTAAAACAGAAGATGGTAGCTTAGTTTTCAGCTTTGGCGATGCTAGTACACACGCAGGAAACTTTGTATTCCAATCTGATATTAAAGGCAAACTAAAGAACACTTGGTCATGGCCCGTACAACAGATTATGAGCATTCTTAACTTAGACGGTGACAAGACTGTTCGTATCTCTGACGCAGGCGCAATGCAGGTTACAGTTGATTCTGGATTAGCAGAATACAACTACATCCTACCAGCACAGAGCAAGTGATGGAAACACACAAAAGAACTATAGCAAGAGCAGTATCGTATAGAATAGTTGCCACATTAATTACGGCTTACTTTACCGGAATTGAAAAGGCAATCTTTATTCATATACTGCTCACGCTAGTCCATTATCTTATGGAAAGATTATGGCTTAAAATTAAATGGGGCAAACTTGAATCGTAATTTAACAGCTACACAAAGCGATTACGCATACTTCTTACCGGCAACTAGTGGCTTCTATGCTACTTACATCGGCAAGCAACGTTATGGTAATTATGTAGACCCTGCTCGTATTCCACAAGTATGGAAAAACGGAGTAGAAGGTCTAAACTACTTAGACCCAGACAAGGGTTTATTCTACTACGACCATTGTTTGTATTCCGCTGGTCATGCTAACTTAGACTTAACTAAACAAGATGACGGCGAGGATATGTTCCGCAATCGTAATCGCAATACTAGTTGGGTGCTAGGAGACTCGGGTGGTTTCCAAATTGGTAAAGGTAAGTGGGAAGGCGACTGGAAAGATCCTAACTGCCCTAAAGCACAAAAGAAACGCGAACAAGTTCTTAAGTGGATGGATTCACTTATGGACTATGGTATGTGTCTTGATATTCCTGCCTGGGTGGCACGTAGCCCTGCTGGACAAAAAGCTACAGGCATTACAACATACGCAGAAGCAGTTCACGGAACTTATATCAATAACGACTGGTTTATTCGCAATCGTAATGGTAACTGTAAGTTCTTAAACGTATTACAAGGTGAAAACCACACCGATGCTGACGACTGGTATGATCGCATGAAACAATACTGCGATCCTAAAGTTTATCCTAATGAACATTTTAATGGATGGGCTATGGGTGGTCAGAATATGTGCGACATTCACTTAACACTCAAGCGTTTAGTAGCATTAAGGTTCGACGGATTACTTGAAAAGGGTCAGCAAGACTGGATGCACTTTTTAGGTACAAGTAAGTTAGAATGGGCATTAATGCTAACAGATATTCAACGTGCTGTAAGAAAGTATCATAATGAAAACTTTACCATATCTTTTGACTGCGCCTCACCGTTTCTGGCAACAGCAAACGGACAGATCTACGTTCAGACAGAAATCGAAGATAGAAAGAAGTGGGTCTACAGAATGTTGCCGTCTATTGATGACAAGAAGTACGCAACAGATACACGACTCTTCCAAGACGCAGTAGTACAAGACAAACACTTTAAGTCCTTTACAACTAGTCCTATTATGGATGGTGTGCCTGTTAAAGATATTTGTATCTATAAGCCAGGCGACCTAAATAAGATAGGCAAAGAAGGTAAAACTTCTTGGGATAGCTTTAGCTATGCTATTATGATGGGTCATAATGTTTGGCAACACGTTAATAGCGTACAAGAAGCTAATCGACAATACGATGCTGGATTATGTCCTGCTATGTTAGTCGATGAACGTTTTGATCGTGTATTCTTCAAAGACATCGTTGAAGCTATATTTGCTACTTCAAGTAAAGGTGTAGCGGATGGCGTCATCGATGAGTTTGATCGCTTTTGGCAAAGCATTATCGGTACTCGTGGGGCTGTTGGTAAGAAAACAGTTAATGCTAGTACTAAGTTTTTCGAATTCTTTGACGAGCCAGAAGAAGAGACTGTACAATTAGATCAAAGTCACAGTGAAGATTTCACAGACGAGGAAGAATCAAAATTAGACCAGCTCGAATCACAGGTAAAAGAAAAATGACCTTACCAGACGAACGTTACAGGGCCGTAATTCAAACACGTAAATTTTTGATGGAACTTCAAACTATTCCACGGATTCCTAGAATTATTAGGCAACAAGCACTTTCATGTTTGCGTCATTACCCCGATGAATGGGAAATGCAACAAGCGGCTGAAGGTGCTCCTCACGTATTTGCCGAAAAAATGGAAGCTGTAACACGTCTATTCAAACAATACGAACAATCAAAAGCAGAAAAGAATGAAAACTAGTTTGATTATTGGCATGGGTATTGGAGAACTGTATTCTACAGTTCTTGATAAACTCGGCCACGGTATAATTACCGTAGATTCTAATCCTAATAAGAAAGCAGACTTCTTAACCGTTGAAGATGCTATTAAAGAATGCCGACTTTTCGATACTGTACATATTTGTACACCTAACTTTACACACGAAGTAATCGCAAGAACAGTTGCGCCTTACACTAGAGTAGTGTTTATCGAAAAGCCAGGTGTTATTGACAGCAAGTGTTGGCAATGTTTAATTGAAGACTTCCCACGTACACGTTTTATGATGGTTAAGAACAATATG